CCCAAAAGTGTTGGCTCGGCCCCATTCTCTTTGAGCGTTTTCGTAACTACTTAAATTTGCCCAAAGAGTCTGTGGAGTTTGATGAGGAACTTTTCGTGTGGTGCATCATCCAGACCGTTGCCACCAAGCTAGACAAACCCATTGCTACGATCTGGAACAACATAGACCGCTCCTCCCCTGAGTGGCCACGTCATTACATGGAAGCTTTTGTCAAGTCCCAACACAAAGCTAAAGCTGAGACAGCTGCTCGAAGTTTCCGCTTGCACGAAGAGGATGACGCTCATGTTCAAAAGCCTAATGCTAAACCCGGTCAACCACTCGTCACTTCTCCGGATATCAACGTCTTTGAATTTGGACCCTGGACTCGATACATGCGGGCTCATCTCTATCGACTAATGCGAGAAAACGTTTACATTCATGGAGGCCGCACCCTTCATGATCTTGATCGATTTTCCCGTCAGTTTTCGAATTCCGGAGCAGCTTCAACTTGTGATTTCACTCAGTATGACATGTCCTGCAAGGCTGAAACTCTCAGTTTTGAGATGTGCTTGTTCAGTTACTTTGAATTGGATATTCAGTTTCCTGATCTCACGGAGCTCTACCTTTTCATCAAAACTCACATGTACACTCAATTTGGCCCTTCAGCTATCATGCGTTTTACTGGCGAGTTTGGCACTTACGATTTCAACACTTGGTATAACATCGCATATATGGCTTTTCGTTACGAACTTGATGTTCGCGCACCCACCGGCGGAGCAGCTTTTTCAGGCGATGATTCTATCATGTTTTACAAGATTGTCGAGCGTTCTGATTGGGTTCGTTGGCAACGTCATTTTGCTCTTGTAGGTAAATTGTACATCGGCCCTTCGAAAGATTTTTGCGGCTGGTGGTTACTCCCTTGCGGCGCTGTGCGCAATCCTATTCTTTTGGCTCTCAAAATTTTGTATAGAAAGGCTCGTAATGATTTAGATAGTTGCTTGGACTCTTACTTTCTCGAAGCTATTTTTGCCTACAATATTGGCGATGAGTTGTATGAGCATGTTCCTTCTTTAGCTTTAGAGGCCCAATCTTGGGTCATTAATTTCTGTTTCGAACATTCTTCCATTGTACCTCATCTTTCCTTAATCCAAGAAAAGCGCTTCCATTATGATCTCTCTGATCTTTCTAGTTTACCCTTCCACATTCTCAAACAACTAATGCCTCGTACTAGTTTCCTCTCTTTTCTTTCTTGATTTTCCCTCAAAACACTTCAAAGTTTCGTTAGACTTAATTAACCGTATGTTGTAGCGTATCAACTGTAGCAGCTCCATTCTGCTTGTTTTCGAGTTCTCTATACACTCGAGATAGCTTTGTCGTT